ATACTACCTTACTTCCAACCTGACTACACAATAACAATTAAAGAAATACCAGAGATTGGTCTTAAGACTGACGTACCTATTGTATTGAATTCAGTTAATCTAACTGACGATTATGAAGGTGATTTTCTTTCTCGTAGAGCTATAGTGTATACCCTAAGCTTTGAATTACGTGTAAGGTTCTATGGTCCTGTTAAAACAAAGAATGTTATTCTTAATTCCTCAGCTGATCTAAATGACCTAGACACTTTTGGATTCTTAGAAGAGGTTGCAGCTATAGGGGATCAAGCTACACTAGATATTAGTACTGGCATTGATGAAACAGACGATAATTTGATAACACCATGAAAATAAATAAAAGTGATATAGATGACGATTATGAATTTGCCCGTGCAAAGTACTATAATCTAGTAGATAAAGGTGATGAAGCTTTAGAGCTTATGATGGAACTAGCTCGTGAATCAGAGCATCCCCGTGCATTTGAAGTCCTATCTAATATGATGAAGCAAAACGCTGAGATCGCTGATCGACTTATGGAACTTCAAAAGAAAAAGAAAGAAGTAGAAAAAGTCGATGCAAATGCCCCAGCTTTACCTAATAGTATGACGCAGAATAACGTCTTTGTTGGATCTACATCTGATCTTCAAAGAATGTTAGCCTCTAAATTTGAAGAAAAAGCTAATGTCATTGAGTCTGAAGAATAACGTAGCCGGCTATCTCGGCAATCCGAATGTTAAGCGCGATGGTATAGATCAGAACTTTACTAAAGATGAAGTTACTGAATATGCTAAGTGTATGCAAGACCCGGCCTACTTCGCTCGTAAGTATATTAAGGTTATATCCCTCGATAAGGGATTAGTACCCTTTGACCTATATCCCTATCAAGAAAAAATGTTTAAGCACTTTAGAGACAATCGATTCTCTATTGTACTTGCATGTCGCCAGTCTGGTAAGTCTATATCATCTGTAGGATATCTACTATGGTATGCTTGTTTTCATCCGGAAAAAACAATTGCTATCTTAGCTAACAAAGGTGCTACTGCACGTGAAATGCTTGCTAGGATTACCCTTATGCTAGAGAACTTACCGTTCTTTCTACAGCCAGGATGTAAAGCACTAAATAAAGGTTCTATTGAATTTTCAAATAACTCCCGTATTATTGCAGCTGCTACATCTGGCTCATCTATCCGGGGTTTATCTGTAAACTTACTCTTCCTCGATGAGTTTGCTTTTGTAGATGACGATGCAAGATTTTATACATCAACTTATCCGGTAATTGCAGCTGGTACTTCTACACAGGTTATTATTACTTCTACAGCTAATGGTATTGGCAACGTCTATCATAAACTATATGAAGGTGCTGTTCAAGGCACAAATGAATTTAAGCATTTTAGAGTAGACTGGTGGGATGTACCAGGCAGAGATGAAGAATGGAAAAGACAAACTATATCGAATACCTCCCAGCTACAGTTTGATCAGGAATTTGGTAATACGTTTGTAGGAACTGGTAATACTCTTATATCTCCTGATGTGTTGCTCGGCCTAATATCAAAAGATCCTATAAAGTATACATCCAATACCAGAATTTATAAAGACTCAGAGCCTGGTCATGAATACATGATGTTTGTGGATGTAGCCAAAGGTCGTGGCCAAGACTATTCTACTTTTAATATTATAGACGTGTCTACAAGACCGTTTGAGCAAGTGGCGGTATTTCAGGATAACAACATATCGCCACTGCTATATCCGGATGTGATATATAAGTATGCCAACATGTATAATGAAGCATATGTTATTATCGAGAGTAATGACCAAGGTGCTGTGGTTTGTAATGGCTTATACTACGATCTGGAGTATGAGAACGTATATGTAGAATCAATGATTAAGGCTAACTCAATTGGTGTAACTATGACTCGTAAGGTTAAGAGAATTGGTTGCTCTAATATAAAGGACTTAATTGAACAAAATAAGATAGCAATACATGACGCAGATACGATTATAGAGCTAAGTACGTTTGAAGCTCGTGGCAGCTCATATGAAGCGTCTAACGGCAATCATGACGACCTAGTAATGAATTTAGTTATGTTTGCTTGGTTTACTACTAATCAGTTCTTTAATGAACTAACTGATATTGATGTAAAGAAAATGCTATATTCTGAAAGAGTTAGAGCTATGGAAGACGATATTGTTCCTGTAGGTATACTAGATGTAGAAGAAGACAACTCCAAATATACCGTAGAAGATGGTCTTGTTTGGGAGTCAGTGGAATTTTAACGGATAGCTAGAAATTATTATATTATAAATAATGATTAGATTGAGAACATTCGTATTATGTGTCATATAATAAATAGATTAATCTATCTTTTGAAAGAGGAATAAACATGGCTTTTCAAGTATCACCAGGTGTACAGGTCAAAGAAATTGATCTGACAAACGTGGTTCCTGCTGTATCCACCTCGATTGGTGGGTTTGCTGGAGCCTTTAACTGGGGTCCTGTTGAAGAGATTCGTACTGTAGGTTCTGAAAAAGAACTTGCTACAATCTTTGGAACCCCAGACGCAAACACTGCATTACATTTTTTAACAGCTGCATCATTCTTACAGTATGGTAATGCTCTTAAGGTTGTACGCGCAGCTACTACTAACTTAAATGCTACTTCAGGTGCTACTGGTACTCTAGTTAAGAACCAGGATCATTATGATACGCTAACCCTAACGGATGAAATCGTTGCTAAATACCCGGGTGTTCTAGGTAACTCCCTGCAGATCTCTATTTGCCCTGCTGATCCTACAGTATTTAGTACTTGGGCATATAAGTCATCATTTGACGTTGCCCCAGGTACTTCTGAGTATGCTGCTGCTCGAGGAGCTTCGAAGGACGAAATGCATATTGTTATTCTTGATCAGGATGGAGCAATTACAGGTTCTGCTGGTTCGGTTCTAGAAACATTCCCATTTGTATCTCAAGCATCTGATGCTAAAGCTGTAGACGGTACTTCTAGTTACTATGCTGATGTTCTAAATACTTCTGGCTGGGTTTGGTTCGGTAGTCACTACGCTGTATTAACTCATGCAGGTGTTGCTACTGCTACTCTTGCTGCAGATCCTACTGCTTCTGGTGATTTCTTAGACGGTATTACCCCAGCTGCTATTACTAACTCATTAGCTGGTGGTACTGACGATAATGTACCTACTGCCGGTGAGATTACTACTGCATTTGATTTGCTAGGTGATGCTGAAACAGTAGATGTTAACCTGTTATTTGCTGCACCTGTGGAATCAGATATTAGTGTTGCACAAGCTCTTCTAGCTACTGCAACTTCACGTAAAGATTGCGTTGCGTTTGTTTCTCCTCCAATTACTGCTACAGTAGGTAATGCAACTCCTGCTACTTCAGTTGTAACTTTTGCTGATCAGTTAACTTCTACATCCTATGGTGTAATCGATTCTACTGCTCTTAAAGTTTATGATAAGTATAACGACACATACCGCTGGATCGGCGCTGCGGGCCATATTGCTGGTCTTTGTGCCAATACTGATAACGTAGCTGATGCATGGTTCTCTCCTGCTGGATTTACTCGAGGTCAGTTACTAGGTGTAACTAAAGTTGCCTTTAATCCTAAGCAAGCTGATCGTGATACTTTGTATAAAGCTCGCGTTAACCCAATTGCTGCTTTCCCAGGACAAGGTATTGTTCTTTACGGTGATAAGACTGCACAAGCTAAGCCTTCTGCATTCGATCGTATTAACGTACGTCGCTTATTCATTGTATTGGAAAAAGCAGTATCAACTGCTGCTAAGTATCAACTGTTTGAATTTAACGACGAGTTTACTCGTGCAATGTTCCGTAATATGGTAGAACCATTCCTTCGAGATATCAAAGGGCGTCGTGGTATTACTGACTTTGCGGTTGTATGTGATGCAACGAACAACACTGGCGCAATTATAGATTCCAATCAGTTTGTAGCTGATATCTACATTAAGCCAGCACGTTCTATTAACTTCATTACATTGAACTTTATCGCTACTCGTACCGGCGTTGAATTCTCAGAAATCGTCGGACAATAGGAGATATAAAGAATGGCTATTTTAGGCGTAGATGACTTTAAGTCAAAATTAACAGGTGGTGGTGCTCGTTCAAACCTATTTAAGGTTGAGATGGGTTGGCCAGCTGGAATCGCAGCGGGTGCTGCTGAATCAGAAATTGGTGGATTCCTTATTAAAGGCGCTGCATTACCTGGTTCAACTATCACTCCTATTACAGTTCCTTTCCGAGGACGTCAACTCCAGATTGCTGGAGATCGTACTTTCGAGCCTTGGACAATCACTGTAATTAACGATACAAACTTTGTATTACGTAATGCATTTGAAGAGTGGATGAATCTCATCAACAATCATAATGCAAACACTGGTGCTACTGATCCATCTGAGTACTTTGCAGATGCATCTGTATATCAGTTAGACAAAAATGGTGAGAACCTTAAGGGTTATACATTCCGAGGCTTATGGCCAACGAATCTATCAACAATTGAAGTATCTTACGATTCAGAAGGTATTGAGGAGTTCACTGTTGAGCTTCAGGTCCAGTACTGGGAATCAGATACAACATCTTAAAGGCCATATAGATAATAGTAGGAGGGGAGTTTTTCTCCCCTCTTATTATTCATTGGAGAAAAGAAATTGGCAGAATTATTTGGTTTCGAGCTTAAGCGTAAAGAGCAGAATAAAGGAGATGAAAAGAAAAAATCCTTTGTTGCTCCTCTTGAAGATGATGGTTCTAGTTACGTCCAAGCTGCTGGCGGTCACTTTGGTCAGTACGTAGACCTTGATGGCGGGCAAGCATCGAATGAAGCTGATCAAATTCGACGTTACAGAGAGACTGCTTCACAGCCAGAATGTGATGCTGCAATTGAAGATATTATTAATGAAGCTATTGTATCTGACTCTAACTCAGCTCCTGTTGATCTAATTACAGATGATCTGGATCAGCCTGATAATATTAAAAAGCTTATTCGCGAAGAATTTGAATCTATTGTAGAATTACTGCAATTTAATCATTATGGACACGAAATCTTTCGACGGTGGTATGTTGATGGACGTTTATTTTATCATCTTATTGTCGACGAGAAAAGCCCTAAGAAAGGCATATTAGAAGTTAGACCTATTGACCCTACTAAGATTCGTAAGGTTAAGGAGATAGAAAAAGAAAAAGATCCTGCTACTGGTGCTGAGATAGTTAAAAAGGTAGACGAATATTACCTATACCAAGATACAGCACTTGTTAAAAGTAATCAGGGTGTTAAGATTTCTAAAGACGCAATCCAATATACTACTTCTGGATTGCTAGACCCATCACGCACTAAGGTACTTTCATACTTACAAAAGGCTATTAAGCCTGTAAACCAATTGCGTATGATGGAAGACTCATTGGTAATCTACCGATTATCAAGAGCGCCAGAACGTCGTATATTCTATATTGACGTAGGTAACTTACCTAAGGGTAAGGCAGAGGAATACCTCAAGAACATCATGAACAGCTATCGTAATAAACTGGTTTATGATGCAAATACCGGTGAGGTAAAAGACGATCGTAAGCATATGTCTATGCTAGAAGATTTCTGGCTCCCGCGACGTGAAGGTGGTAGAGGCACGGAAATTACTACTCTTCCAGGTGGGGAGAATCTTGGACAGATCGATGATATTATTTACTTCCAAAAGAAACTATATAAGTCGTTGAATGTACCAGTTAATCGACTGGATCAAGAGTCTCAGTTCTCTCTAGGACGATCTACGGAAATATCTAGAGATGAGGTTAAGTTTCAGAAGTTCGTTAATCGACTCCGTAAGAAGTTCTCATGGTTATTTCTCGATCTGCTTAAGATGCAGTTAGTACTAAAAGGTATTATAACTGAAGCAGACTGGAGAGTAATTCGTGAGCAAATCGTAGTAGACTATATAAGGGATTCACACTTCTCTGAGCTTAAAGAAGCTGAGGTTATGCGTGAGCGATTGGGTATGTTAACTGAATTAGATCAATATGTAGGTACGTACTTCTCTGTAGAATGGGTACGCAAGAATGTTCTTATGCAGTCTGATGAAGATATTGAGTCCATGAAAGAGCAAATGCAGACCGAAAGAGATTCTGGGGAAATTCCAGACGAAGACGATCTTTAAGACCTAAATTTGTATAAATATAGTATAAGGAAGAGATTATGAGTGATATCAACGATTTTATTAATGCTTTAGACAGTGGAGATACAGCAGGAGCAAATAGTATGTTTGCATCTGCAATGAATTCTAGAATTAGTACCGCATTAAATACGAAAAAAGTAGAAATGGCTAATCGTGTTTATAATGGTGCTTCAGAAGACTTAGGACAAGAAGATGCTAACATTCAAGACTCTGAGATCGAATCTGACTGAGGCAGCTGGTAAAACAGTTAAGACCTTAAAAGTTGGTAAGAAATCAAAAGCTATTATCTCCAAAGCAGGTTCTAAGTATGCAGTCCATATTGATGGGGAATTACTAGACGATAAGTATAAGTCTGCAGAAGAAGCAGAGAAATCAGCTAAAGAATTTGCTGACCTCATGGGAGCATAAATGAAGCTTATAACAGAACATTTAGAATCAAACTTAGAGTATATTGTAGAAGCTAAGGATGGCAAAAAGAACGTTGTCATCGAAGGCATCTTTATGCAAGCTGAGTCTAAGAACCGTAACGGTAGGATCTATCCACGTGATGTGATGGAAACTGCCGTTAATAAATATGTAACAGAACAAGTTGCTACTGGTCGTGCAGTTGGTGAGTTAAATCATCCTGACGGGCCTTCTATCAACTTGGATAAAGTTTCGCATCGCATTACCGAGCTCAAATGGGACGGAAATAATGTGATAGGAAAGGCACTCGTATTAGATACTCCTATGGGTCAAATCGTTAAAGGTTTGGTTGAAGGTGGTGTTCAATTGGGTGTTTCTAGTCGTGGTATGGGTACACTTGTGCAACGGAATGGAGTAAACACTGTAGGTAGGGACTTTGTTCTTGCTACTGTGGATATTGTCCAAGACCCCTCAGCTCCTGAAGCCTTTGTTAATGGGATTATGGAAGGTGTTGAATGGATCTGGGATAATGGCATACTCAAAGCGCAAGATGTTGAAAAATATGAGACTGAAATTAAAAAAGCATCTTCTCTTAACTTGGCGGAAGCCCAGTTAAAGGTGTGGTCGGATTTCCTCTCAAAACTTTAACTCTAGATTATTAGGAGTAACAAAATGTCTGAAGAGACCAAAATAGAAGATATGGATCTCGTCGAAGACGTAACTGAAGTACAGCTCCATGATGAAGCCCTCGTTGAAGACGTTGAAGTTGAGACCGAGGAAGCTATCGTGGAAGATGCTGAAGAAATTGTTGCAGAAGACGTAACTGAAGAATTAGTAGCTGAAGAAGCTATTGAAGAAGCAGCTACAGCCGAAGCACCTAAGACTAAGGCAGGCATTATTAATGCTATGTACAAAGAAATGTCTAAGATGAAAAAAAGCGACCTAATGGCTGCATTTGATAAAATGACTGCCAAGGACGACGATAAGGACGAAGACGAAGAAGACGAAGAAGATATGGAAGAAACTAAGGGTAAGGTTAAGGAGTCTTATGACTTCCAAGCTGACTTAGAAGCTCTCGTATCATCTGATGATCTTTCTGAGGAATTCCAGGGTAAAGCAGCTACAATCTTTGAAGCAGCTGTTAAAACTAAAGTAGCTAGCGAGATCGATCGTCTAGAGGCAGAGTATACTCAGTCACTAGAAGAAGAGACTGCTTCTGTTAAGTCTGAGCTCGTAGAAAAGGTAGATGGTTACCTTAACTATGTTGTTGAGAACTGGATGGAAGANAATCGNGTTGCTATTGAAACTGGCCTTCGTGCTGAAATCGCTGAATCGTTTATGGGTGCGCTTAAAGGTGTATTTGTTGAGCATTACATCGATGTTCCAGAATCTAAGATTGACTTGGTTGATGACCTAGCTGATCAGGTTGTGGAGCTAGAAGAAGCTCTTACAAAAGAAACTGAGGCAAACATTCGTCTGAATGAGTCTATCCAAACATTCCAACGATCAGAAATTATTGCAGAATCAACTAAAGATTTGGCAGCTACAGAAGTTGAAAAACTGAAAGAGCTCGTTGAAGATGTAGATTTTGAAGATATAGATACTTTCACAAAGAAGGTAGCTACATTGAAAGAATCTTATTTTGCAAAACCGATTGTAACAAACCAAGAAGAAGAGCTACAAGAAGAGACTAACCAGGTGAATGAACTATCTGGCTCTATGGCGCTTTATTCATCCGCTATTACAAAAACTTTAAAAAAGTAACACTAGGAGTAACACATGTTTAACGCAGAAGACGCAATGCAAAAGTGGAGCCCGATTCTCGAGCACGCTGACATCCCCGCCATTGGCGATAACTACAAGAAGCACGTAACAGCTGTTCTTCTTGAGAACCAAGAAAAAGCTCTTAAAGAAGAGCGCAACGCAATGGGTTTCATGACTGAAACTGCTGCTAACGCTACTGGCGCTGGCGTTGCTAACTGGGACCCAGTCCTTATTAGCCTCGTTCGTCGTTCAATGCCTAACCTTATGGCTTATGACGTAGCTGGTGTACAGCCTATGTCTGGTCCTACTGGTTTGATCTTCGCTATGAAGAGCCGCTACACTTCACAAGCTGGTGCAGAAGCACTTCAGGGCGAAGCTAACACTGGCTTCTCTGGTACTGGCGCAAACGGTGGTGATTCTTCATCTGTTGCTGGTACTACTGGCACTGATACTACTCCTGCTGATGGCGTAGAAGATTCATTCGACTTCGGTACTGGTCTTGCACTCGCAGACGGTGAAGCTCTTGGCAACACTGGTTCTGCTCTTGCACAGATGGCTTTCTCAATCGACAAGACTAGCGTAACTGCTAAGACTCGTGCATTGAAAGCTGAGTACACAATGGAATTGGCACAAGACCTTAAAGCTATCCACGGTTTGGACGCTGAGAGCGAGCTTGCTAACATCCTTTCTGCTGAGATCCTCGCTGAAATTAACCGCGAAGTTATCCGCACTATCAACGTAAAAGCTAAGCTTGGTGCTCAGACTTCTAACGTTGCAGCTGCTGGTACTTTCGACGTTAACTCTGATTCAGACGGTCGTTGGTCAGTAGAGAAGTTCAAAGGTCTTATGGTTCAAATCGATCGTGAAGCTAACGCAATTGCTAAAGACACACGTCGTGGCAAAGGTAACTTCATCATCTGTTCATCAGACGTAGCTTCTGCATTGACTGCAGCTGGTATGCTTGATTACGCACCTGCCTTGGCAACTAACCTGAATGTTGACGATACTGGTTCAACTTTCGCAGGCGTTTTGAACGGTCGCACTAAGGTCTACATCGATCCTTACGCAACACGTGACTACGTAAACGTTGGTTACCGTGGTACTAACCCATACGACGCAGGTATCTTCTACGCACCTTACGTACCATTAACTATGGTTCGTGCAGTTGGCGAGCAAGACTTCCAGCCACGTATCGGCTTTAAGACTCGTTACGGTATGGTTGCTAACCCATTCGCTGGTGGCGCTTCGACATCTGAGACTGGTACAAACCGTGCAAACCAATACTACCGCATCTTTGCAGTAGAAAATATCCTCGTATAAGGATAACTAAAAGAGTAAGTTTTAACTTACCACTTTTGAAAGGTGCTCTTCGGAGCACCTTTTTTTTCGCATAAATACTAGTGTAAAAAGTAATTTATTTGGATAATCAATATGCCATATGACCTAAAAGTTAACTTCTCACAAGAAGCGTCATCTGCCTTAGCCTCAGATTTGAACTATGTAAATCCTACAGCCTTTCAGCTGGTTATAGACAATCTGAAATATCCTAATGCACAGTTTAATGTACAACAGGTTGCTTTACCCGAGCTGTCTGTTACTAATCCAGATATAGCTACTCGTCAAAGAAATATACTTGCTACGCCAGCTAAAGTAAACTACGGTTCGCTAGAGCTTACGTTCCTTATTGATGAGAAGCTTATTAACTATATGGAAATACACGATTGGATCTATGGATTAGCTACAGAGCAAGAAAGTAAATCCCTAAAGACACAGCGTGATTTGCAGCTTCTTATACTAGACTCCAACAACAATGTTGCTCGTGAGATCCAGTTTGTTAATGCACAACCTGTTAGTCTAGGATCTATCCCATTTGATATTACATCATCTGACATCGCCTACCTAACCGCAACGGTTTCTTTTGAATACGACTATTTCAAATTTAAGCGAGATGTGATATAATATATACTATATGAATTGAAAGGAACTATGTTATGACTTTAGATCAGATACTTGAAATGTGGAAAAAGGATTCAGTAATAGATGATATCCGACTCGACGAAGCTTCCAAAGCCGGTGCAGCACTTCACTCCAAATACCTAGAACTACTCTCTATTAATAAACTACAGCTTAANNGCAGAGATGCCGAGTTTAAG